TGCCATGGCTGATCCTGAAGATAGCGAACGATATTTTTGGGCTATACAAAATGCCAGCACAAAGATTAAACAACATTTCGGAGTTGAAGAATGACGGAAGGTGAGAAGGCAGGCTGGTGGGCTGTGGCATATCTATTGATGGTGCTATTTGCTACATGGTTCACTGTGTTTGCTATTGTTGGTTTCCACATTAAGAAATGGTTTTTATGAACGAACGAATTAGAGAACTTGCCGAACAGGCTGACCCTGAACATTGGCACAAGCGTTGGTACTCTGGTATTAACCCTAGAGTTATGGATCCAGAGATTAAAAAGTTCGCCGAGTTGATTGTTCGGGAATGTATTGACATTGTATTGGATTCGAGTATAGAATATACCACCAGGCCACAAGTTGCGAGTGAGATTAAACAACATTTCGGAGTTGAATGATGAACGAGCGAATTCGAGAACTTTCAGAACAAGCTGAAAAATATGCTGACGATAACTTCAGAGGTGAGCCTACTTGGTCGGAAGCATTTGAGTCAAAGTTCGCCGAGTTAATCATCCGGGAATGTGTAAAGGTAATGTATGATAATGCCGTTGAGCGTAAGGTCGGACTTGAGATAGACAAAAGACCGACATATTATGCCACTGCTATTCTAGAACATTTTGGAGAAACATGATGTTTTGGTTCATGATTTGTCTGACAATCATTGTCTGGAGTCTGCGATGAAATACGATGCCGTGGCTGCATTGGCTCAGCTGGAACAGGACAAGGAAGATGCGCGCCGTGCCATCTTTGATTTGATTGCTCACAATGAGCTGCTGGACAACGACGGTTATCCCACCGAGGCAGCTCTGGATGTCGTCAAGCTCTGGCACTGGACCGATGCCCAGGGTTGGTTCAAGTTTATTCGCAGCCTCTGGGCTATGCGCGACTGGGGCTGGACCGAAGGTGATGACATCGATGACTGGGATGATAGTCAGGCATATCGTTATCATATCAGCACCGCGGGCTGGAGCGGCAATGAGAGCATCATTCGTGCCATGCAGGACAATGACATGATGTGGCAGCTGAACTGGGTGCAGAGTCGGCGCGGCGGTCACTACATATTCGAGCTCAGGGAGTTTGACATGAATAATCGCACACCACGTTTTCCCAACGATCCTGCAGACTATGATCTGCCGCCACATACGGACTAATCATGATACTTGAAATACTGGCCTATGGTTTCTTTTCAGCCTTTGGTTGGTGGGCGGCCAACCACTATGTCATCGAACCACACTTTCCTCCGCCCATTGAAAGGAAAAAAGATGAGCACGAAAATAAATGATGTAATACACAGACTCAAAAATCTGCAGCAATTTCAGATCAGTCTAGAAGTACCCGAAGACTTTGAATTTCATGGACCAGTACCCTTTGACATGCGGATTGCCGACGGCCAGGCCAGCGTGATTGTCTGGGCCCTGACCGAAGAAGAAGCTCGACAACGAGCCATGGAGTATTTTAACCCTTATGATGGAACAACATGAGCTATTTTATTCGCAATGGAAACACCTACAAGGTAGCCGACAGCGCTGCCATAGATCTGCATCATCATCTGCCTGCAGGCAACTACATCATACAGAGTCATCCCTTTGAAGGGCTGTATCTAGAACAGATTGATAGCTTTGAGCCCGCGGGTCGTGTCTACGGCGACACGCTGAAGAACGCAGACCGCATCATCAATACCTTTCTGGATCGTCAGGGCAAGTCTACAGGTGTGATGCTGACCGGCGAAAAGGGATCAGGCAAGACTCTGCTGGCGCGCACGCTCAGCATCAAGTGCGCCGAGCAAGGCATTCCCACCATTGTCATCAATTCAGACTGGAGTGGCGATCAATTCAACAAGCTGATTCAGGACATTGACCAGCCCTGCATGGTGCTGTTTGATGAGTTTGAGAAAGTCTACGATGAAGACGAACAGGAAAACATCCTGACACTCATGGATGGTGTGTATCCCATGCAGAAGCTGTTCGTGCTGACCTGCAACGACAAATGGCGTGTGGATCGTCATATGCGTAATCGTCCGGGTCGCATCTACTACATGCTGGACTTCCGTGGCCTGGAAGAAAGCTTCATTCGTGAATACTGCTATGACAACCTCAAGGATGCCAGCCTGAAGAACATCGACAGCATCTGTACTGTGGCCAGTTTGTTCAATGAGTTTAACTTTGACATGCTGAAAGCTCTGGTAGAAGAAATTAACCGCTACGGTGATACTCCGCAGGAGGCTGTGAAGTTGCTGAATGTCAAGGCTGAATTTGACAGTGGCACCTACTATGACATCAAGATGGTGGTCAATGGTCAGACTGTAAAGGTACATCACCCAAGTGAGTATCATGGTAACCCCATGAACCTGGATCATGAGCGTTTCCATTGGCATGCTCCGGCCGTACCTGCCAAGGCTGAGCGAGTTGTATCCGAGACCATACCCAGCCTGGGCAACTGGCGCGATGACGACGATGACGACGATCGTACCAGCAGTCTGTTCAGTGCGCAGGATCTGGTCAGGGTTCTGCCAGCTCAGGGCGTGTTTGAATTCCAGAACCGCCGTGGACATCAGTTAATCTTAACCAAGCAACGTTATTCAAACTATAACTTCAACGCCTTCTAAGGAGCAGGTATGAGTCATGAAGACGATAAAATCAAACATAGTCGTCGGCTTCACAAGGATCAGGTTGCCATAGATCGTCAGGTCGGCATTGCCAAGGACTATGGCATGCATCATGACCGTCGTTGGAAATATATTGAACAGCCGCATCGTAATCATAAAAAACATATACTGAACTGCGGTGATCCCCGATGCTATATGTGCGCCAATCCCAGAAAGGTCTTCAAAGAAAAGACCATGCAGGAAAAACGGTTTGAACAACCCAGACTACACGAAGAACGTGAAGAATAAAACGGTGTATACCACTTGACAGCAGAGTCCACTTCATATATAATGGCGTTACCACTAATTTTCAAGGACTCAAAATGATTGTTGTTGACTTTAACCAGACGGCTATTAGCACGCTCATGGCCGAGCTGGCAGGCCGAACCGATGTAGAAATTCGCAAGGACCTGATTCGCCATATGATTGTCAACGCTATTCGCAGCTACAAAGTAAAATTTGGTGCTGAGTTTGGCGAGCTGGTCATTGCCTGTGACAACCGTCACTACTGGCGCAAAGATAAATTCCCCTACTACAAAGCCAGTCGCAAAAAGGCTCGCGCCGACAGCGGCTTTGACTGGAAGCTGATCTTCGACACACTGGCGGAAATTCGTGCCGAGCTCAGCACCTTTTTCCCATATACTGTGATCGATGTCGACGGCGCCGAGGCCGACGATGTTATTGCTGTCATGGCTCAGTGGAGTCAGACCAATGACCTGCAGCCCGATGGTGCCTTTGGCGATGAGATACCTCAGCCCTTTCTGGTGCTGAGCGGCGACCATGACTTCATTCAGCTGCAGAAGTACAAGAATGTGCAGCAGTACAGCCCTATCCACAAGAAGTGGGTCAAGCCTGACAGCAGCATTCAAAGCTATCTGCTGGAGCATATTGTCAATGGCGACAAAGGCGATGGCATTCCCAATATTCTCAGCCCTGACGACTGCTTCGTCACCGAGAGCCGCCAGAAGCCCATAACCAAGAAACGCATGGCTGAATGGGAAAAGGTGCCCATGGATGATTTTCATCAACACGTGCCTGTGGAAGTAGCTCGCAACTTTCAGCGCAATCGCTATCTTATTGACTTTGACTACATACCTGATGCAGTCAGGGACAATATACTCAGTGCCTGGACTGGTCGTACTAAAAAGGACCGCAGTCAGCTGCTGAACTACTTCATGGAACATCGCATGAAGAACATGATGGAACACATCGGAGAATTTTAATGCATCTACTATTACCAGAATTATTTGAAAAGGTCAGTCAGGCCAAGAACGAAGCCGAACGAATTCAGCTGCTGCAGAGTCATAAAAACGGAGCCACACTGAAGTATGTGCTGGCACTGAACTTTGATCCACAGTATGAATTTGATCTGCCCAAGGGTGAGCCGCCTTATAAACGATCACCACACCCCACCAACATGGCAGAGACCAACTTCTATGCCGAGAGCAAGCGCCTGTATATTCTGATCAAGAATCATCCACGCCGACCCAAGAACATCAAACGCATGCAGGTCGAGAACATCTTTATTCAGATGCTGGAGGGCATCAACGGCATCGAGGCTGACATGCTGATCGCTCTAAAAGACAAGCAGCTTCAGAAGAAGTATAAAGGCCTGACTGAGTCTCTGGTGCGCCGTGCTTTCCCAGAAATTCTGCCTGAAAAACAGGCAGAAACAGGTTAATAATTTTATATTACCCTGCAAACGCCAAGCAGATCAAGGCGAAAACAGGCATGAAAAGGCTTGACATAATGGTGCTTTTTTGCTATAATGGTGGTACGTTAAATGAGAAAGGACCAGAAAATGACTGAATTTGAAATGAACTGTTATGGTATGTCGGAAGCCGATATCCGCGAAGAATACATGAACTCATTGACTGCTAGACTCAGCGGATTAGAAATGGTGGTCATGAGTATCTTGTCTGACTGTCAAGAGTTGATGGCAAACGGTGCTTCCGAACTTCGCGTTGAGACAGTTCGCAAGCAGATGAACGTTGCCAAGTTCATTCTCAGTGAAATGATGGAAGCCAAAACTGTAGCCTAAGGAGCAGATCATGATGGAAGTTCAAATTGTTGAAGGTGTGCGTTGTTTTGTATTCAAGCGCGAGCCTGTGGCGGTGGTCAAGGTCAGCAAAGCCAAACTGGAGCGTGAGCGCAAGGCCATAACTGGACGTGGCGCGGCTCGTCGTCGCAATGCTGTGCGCCGTCCCAGTGAATGTATTGTAACCACTTTCTAAGAGGATATTATGCGTAGCCTAGTCATTGGTTTTTTGATAATTATGTTGTCAGCCTGTGGCACCTTTGGTGGTGCGATTTCTGGTGCAGGTCGAGATCTTCAGCGCGCAGGCCGCTGGATCGATTACAACAACTAAGGAGCAGTAACATGAAGAAAATAGCAGCAGTACTTTTATTGGCCGTGGGTGTGGCCAGCACACCAGCTCAGGCACACGGCGGTGGCGGAGCCCAATGGTTTGGCCCCATGATTGGTGGCATGATCATCGGCGGCATCATTGCCGACGCCAATCGTCCCCGAGTCTATGTAGCGCCGCCACCACCTGTGGTGTATGCACCACCCCCGCCTGTATATGCCGCGCCGCCCACAGCAGTCATTCCACCAGGCTTTTATCGTTACCCTGAATGCCGTACCGAGTATCTCTACAACAGCTATGGCGTAGTTGTGGGTACACAGAGCATCTGTAATTGATCTGGAGTTGATGATGATTAAATTGAATGAAATTTTTGGTTTGAAAGTTGGCATTGGTGTCATGGTGACATTCCTGATACTGTATTTTGTCTTCTTTCCGCTGTGCGTGGCCTGGGCTCTGAACTATCTGTTTAATCTCAGCATTGCCTATACC